TGCGCTGATTATTTTCTTATTGGGGATGATATAGGATGTGTATGTGGCTTGCTGTCCGTACCGAGTATGCTGTGCATCCGCAGATACCTGAAGCCTTTCGAGTGACCCACAAGGTCAGTGCGCACCACACGGCTTACTTGCCGATTTTCGTCAGCCCCCAATGTCTACCACAAATATAATTCATTTTTGACCGCGTGTCAATACCATATTTAACCCACTTGACTTTGAGTGAGAAATTAGTTATATTATAGCAACCGTTCCAATGTGGACTATAAAGACGAGGAATATTATGGCAGAAGAGGATGACGAAATTATCAGTCAAGTTGAGGTGTGCTTTGACGGGACACTGATATGTCCGCGAGACGAAAGCAAGCTGTCGTGGGAAGATTGTGTGGGGTGTGAGTACTATCATGGGCGCGAGAATGACATTGACTGTTTTCTGATAAACTGCGGATTTGACGATGACTTTTGGCTGAGTGACGATTATGAATGTGACGAAGAGATGGAGCGTATAGATGCCGAGGAAACCGACGCGGAAGGAATTGAATAGCAGGACTAAGGTTGGGTTGCGCCGTGCAGTGGGCAAGGTGGAAAAAGACAAGGGCACGGAAGAAATGCTCGACCTGATACAAGTGGTGCATCCGGGCTTCGACCCGCTTTTTAATATGGTGAAGCTTGCAAAAGAGTTTTACGATAACGGCGATAGGAAGGCCGCATTTGAAGTAAATAAAGAAATATCGTCATATATATATTCAAAAAAGCGTAGTGTCGAACATACCGGAAACAAGAAAGAAGACCCGATACAAGTTAACATAATAAATTATTCTGGGTCAAAGCCTGACGCAGTTGAAGCTGAAGTTGTTGTTCAACCAAGAACCACATCAGACGAAGACGATAGTGAGTCTTAATGCCGACAATAAATCTCCCGTATAATTTTACACCGAGAAAATATCAGATACCACTGCTTGACGCAATGGACAGCGGTTGCCGTCATGCGATGATAGTCTGGAATCGAAGAAGTGGCAAAGACAAAACGTGCTTTAATATCATGGTCAAAAAAGCATGGGAACGGGTAGGCGCTTATTATTATATCATGCCAACCTACAAGCAGGGGCGTGACGCGATATGGGAGCAGATGGACAAGGTAAGCGGGTTCCCGATGGTCGGTCATGTTCCGGCTGAAATACTCGCGGGCAAAAACAATGTAGACATGAAGCTGAGGCTGAAGAACGGGTCAATCATTCAGATAATGGGTACTGATAAAACGATTGAGAATCTGCGTGGTACTAATCCGCTTGGTATTGTTTATTCGGAGTTTAGTCTACAAAGGCAGGACGCTTGGGACGTTATGCGACCCATCCTGACAGAGAATAAGGGGTGGGTTATCATGAATATGACGCCGAAAGGCAAGGCTCACCACTCATATAAAATGTGGACTCTTGCGCGGTCGAACAAAGACTGGTTCACAGAGCTTCTCACTATCGAAGATACCGGCGTGATGACAATGGAAGACTATGACGCTGAAATCGCAAGCGGAATGGCTCCTGAATTGGCTCGCCAAGAATTTTTTAGCGACTGGCTTGCCACGAATCTCGCCCAGTTTATACCATACGATGTTGCTTCTATGGCGGCGCGGCGCGAATATGACGATAACGATTTGAGGTATAGCCCGACAATAATGGGGGTTGACGTAGCGCGGTACGGAGATGACAGTTCTGTTATCTATGTCCGCAAGGGACTGAAGACGCTCGACTATCAGACGTATCGCCACATGGATACTATGCACATTGCGAGTATGGTCATGGAGATGTCGGCGCAGTATCGTGAGGACGCGATATTTGTGGATGTCGTGGGTGTTGGCGCGGGTGTGGTTGATAGGTTAAAGCAACTCGGTAAGCATCCGATAGAAGCAAATGGCGCGTGCAGGTCGGTAAATAACAAACGATTCTACAACAAGCGTGCCGAAATGTGGCAGAACATGAAAGAGTGGTTGATGAATGGCGGAAGCATACCGAACGATAAGGACTTGATAGAACAGCTTATAGGAATTGAATATGGCTTTACGTCACGCGACCAGCAGTTTATGGAGCGCAAGGAAGACATGAAGGGGCGCGGTATGGTGTCGCCCGACATAGCAGATGCGCTCGCTATGACGTTTTATGCCCCGGTTCAGGGGCGCACACCCGAAGATGACGAGGACGACGAGCGGGAAAAGATGATGAGCCGTCGCTCCAGAATAACAAGCATGACTGGGTACTAACATGAACACTAAACGGAAAAAACGAATATCTCAATATGAGCACGACAAAGAAGCCGACTTTAAATATATAGACCATTTCGAGGCAGCATCACCATCTTGTTTGCGGAAAAAAATAACAACGTCAGAATATGACCCAACATGGTTTGATTATTGGCTTGGGCTAAACGAAGAGGATAACGCGAATGAATCTTAATGGCGGAATTACACAGCAGGAGTTCATACCGAGAGACGCATTCCAACAGGGAATGATGCCTGAACAGCCTGTTTCTCCAGACATGGCAATGGGTGGTCAGCCTGAGTTACAACAGGAAATGCAGCCCGGCATGTATGGCGAGCAGCCAGAGCCTGAATATGACGAGATAAACGTCGAGAGAGAAGAGCGCGACTTGGTGGATAAGTTTCTCCAGACCGACAATGGCGCTGAATATCTCGGCGAACAGATGCTTATCGCAATCGGGCAGAAGGTATGTGACGACTTTGATATTGACAAGAGAAGCCGCGAAAAGTGGGAAAGAGAATACGACGAAGCATTAGACCTTGTGAAAACAATACCTGAATCAAAGGACTATCCATTCACCAATGCGTCCAATGTTCGTTATCCTATCGTCATGCAGGCGGCAATTCAGTTCAATGCCCGGTCATATCCGAGTATTATTACAAACTCTGGCATTGTTAAGGGTAAGGTAATAGGTAAGGACGCCGACGGTAGAAAAGCAAAGCGTGCAATGCGCGTTTCTGAACACATGAACTACCAGTTGTCGGAAGAGATGGGCGAGTGGGAGAGTGAGTTCGATAATCAGCTTTTTATGACGGCATTTCTCGGCACTACCTTCAAGAAGACTTACTATGATTCAGCCTCGAACAGAAACGTATCTGAGCTTATCAATCCGTATGACATTGTTGTAAACTATCGCGCAAGCAGTTGCGGAACGCCAATGCGCATGACGCACGTTTATGACCTCTATCCTAACCAGATAAAAGAAAAAATCAATGAAGGATTATTTCTCGATGTTGGTTTAGGTTATTCATCTCAGGTTTCGGGAGAAAGCGAAACGTCAACAGACAAACGCGCAGAAGAGAGTCAGAGCAGAATACAGATTGACGATGACGCTCCGCATCGCATACTCGAACAACACAGATGGCTCGACCTCGACGGTGACGGTTATCAGGAGCCGTATATTGTTGTTGTGCATAAGGAAACAAAAAAAGTTCTTCGTATAGTCAGGAGATGGGACGCCACCGGTGTTATACGCGCTGAAGATGACAGCATTGTGAAAATAGAACAGGTGTCTTACTTCACGAAGTATATATTCATGCCTTCACCCGATGGCGGATACTATGGCTTGGGCTTCGGCTCTCTTCTCGCTTCAGGCGCTGAAACAATCAACACTATTATCAATCAGCAGTTGGACGCCGCAACAGACATGATAAGCGGCGGCGGATGGATTAGCAGCGACCTTGTAAATGGTAAGGCTGGCGGCACAATGTATTTCGAGCCGAGCCAATGGAGAATGGTTAATATGTCGGATGACCTAAAAAAGCAGATTATGGAGCGCCCGACAGCGAGACCGTCTCCCGTTCTTTTCCAAATGCTTCAGTTTCTCGTGAACACATACGAACGCCTCGGCTCTGTCACTGACGTTCTTACGGGCGAGCAGAATGTTTCAAATGTTCCCGCCACCACAACAATAGCCATGATTGAACAGGGAACAAAGGTATTCAGCGCAGTCTATAAGCGCATTTATAATTCTCTGCGCAGTGAAATAAAAAATCTGTTCCGGCTTAACTCGCTATATCTCGAAGACGCATATTACTACCGCGTGATCGACGAAGAAAAGATTGTTGCGCGTGACGACTATGATATTGAATCATGCGACGTTGTGCCGGTATGTGACCCAAACAACATGAACGACGTGCTGAAAAAGGTCAAGGCCGAAGCGGTGTTACAGTTGAAAGGCCAGCCGCACATTAATCCTATGGAAGTTGATAAGATTTACATTGAGGCGCTTCAGGTTCCATATGGCGACAGAATATTTGTGGAGCCGCAGCCACCTCCGCCCGACCCACAGATTGAGATTGATAAGCAGAAGAATGAAATAGAAGCGGCAAAGGTCGCCCTCGACCGTGAGAAGTTCGAGTTCGACAAACAAAAGAAAACAGTTGACACTGAGCGCACGATAGCTGACACAGAAAAACTTCGCGCTGAAACGCGGAAAATATTATCAGAGATTGATGAACAATCACGGGCTGTGGCTGATTTGTCAGAAAAAATGAAGTCCATGACAGAACTGCTCAACCGTCAAGGAGAGACTATCAAGCAATTAAGACAGGGAGGAAGAAGTGAAACAAACAGACCGCAGCAGTCTAATAGCACCGGAAGAGGAATTGGAGGGATGGAAGGCGCACCAGGTAACGCGCAAGGTGGCGGAGGACTTGGAGCGCCGCCTGCAAGACAAGGCTATGAATCTGGCGCTGGGGCGCAGTCTCGACCCCAACTCTCAGGAGCGCAGCCTAATCAAGTATCTGGAAGCGGTGGGGTACTGTCGGGCATTAAAAGACTTTTTGGACGAGATAACAATGCCTAATGACTAATATAGACCCCCTTGACTTTTGAACACAAATGTATTATATTATACGCAACCGTTCCACAGTGGAATAGTTAATAGAAAAATAGGAGATAGAGAAACATGCTTAAACCGACTATTCATCGTGTTTTAGTGAAGCCGGATGATGTTGACGGTATGACGCCGGGCGGCTTGTACGTTCCTGAAGATACGCGAGAAAGACTGCAAATGGCGTCAACAATGGGAACGATAGTAGCTCAGGGAGATACGGCTTGGAAGGATTACAAGGTAGAGCCGGAAACAAAAGTTGGTGACAGAGTTGGTTTCGCGCGGTACGCTGGAACAGAGTTCGAGCATGACGAAGTGAAGTACCGCCTGTTAAACGATGAAGACATTTTGGTTGTTATCAGAAATGAAGGAGATAGTGAATAATGGCTGACGAAATCAAGAACGATGTTGTGGATGAGCCGGTGGAAGAACCAATAGAGGAACCGGTAGAGGAACCGAAAGGTGAAGGTACATCCAGCGAATATCCAGAAGAGATTGTGGCGCTGGCGAAAAAGATGGGGTGGCGCGACAAGGGTGAGTTCGACGAGAAGGGTAAAGAGTTTGTAGACCCGTATAAGTATATCGAAAACCTGCACGCGATAAGCCAGACAACGAATTTTACTAACGAGAGACTGCGCAAGGACATGGCTGAAATGAAGCGTGTCATGCAGTCGATGAATAAAAACTTCAACGCCAGACTTCAGAGAGAATTACAGGAGGAGCGTTCGCGGCTTATGGCCGAAAGGGACGCGGCGGTTGTTGAGGGAGACATTAACAAGTTCAAAAAAATTGACAAAGCAATAGAGGGACTTAGTTCTCAGGAAATAAAGGACGACTACAGTGCTCCAGAAGCTCCTGAGTTCGCGGAGTGGCGCGAAAAAAACGAATGGTTTGAAGTTGACAAGGAATTGACTAAATATGCAAATGACGTTGCCGCTAAATTGCCGAAGACTATGCCGTTAAAAGACGTGCTTGAGTTCGTCGATGCAAAGGTTGAGCTTTATCGAGAAAAAAATGTTAGCAAGCCACAGGCGAGAAGAAAAGAGGCTACAATGGTTGGCGGAGGAGACAAAACGGTTGCGTCATACAAGGCAAGGTTCACCGCAAGTGATTTGGATTATGGTGCGCGGAAGGTCATGGACGACATGAGACGGCAGGGCATTGTTGGTACTGCGGCTCAGGTAAAGGCTGGTGAAGCCATAATGACCGAAGACGATTACATACAAGACCTGATTAAAAATGGCGCTGAAATTAAAAAATAAACATACATGGAGACAGAGAAAATGAATGCAAGTCGCGTACAGAGACGGATAAAAACACAGGCTAAACCACTATCACAAAGAAAAATAGAAATCGACATGGAAGCACTTGGAAGCACTGGCACGATAGAAGATAAATTTATAAACACCGAAGTTGATGGTATCGAAGAAGAGGCTCATGAGGTCGAGAATGCGCCAGACCTTAACGCGCGCATAGCTGAGACGCGAAGAGAAAAACGCTCTGAGACACGCGGGCGGCGGCGCATATCAATGGTAGGTAGAGACGTTTTGAGGTTCCCAGACCGCCCCGGATACGTTCGGCGCGTGGTGAATGATGTAAGCGATGGAGAAAGAGTGAAGATGTTTCAGGAGGCCGGATGGGAGATAGTGCGGACGCCAGGTATTAATGGCGGAGACACAAGGGCTGGTGCGGACTCACAGCTTGGTTCTGTGGTATCTCGTTCGGTTGGTGGCGGAATTAAAGGCGTTCTAATGGAAATCCCCGAGGAGTGGTACAACGAAGACCAGAGAGAAAAAGCTAAAATCGTTGACCGCACGGAAGACGAAGTGAGGAGAAAAAAGGTTTCCGCGAGAGACGCCGGAGCAGATGGGGTCTATGGTGAAGTTGATATAGGGTTCCATCAGTAACTACTAAACAGTAAACAAAACAAATGAGGTAATATTAAATGGCTAATGCTGACCGCGTGACAGGTCTTAAGCCCGTCATGCATATTGATGGTTCTCCGTGGAATGGGGCTACCAGAAAATTTTATAAGGCCGCCGGAACTACCGTCACTGACGATATGTTCCCAGGAGACCCCGTTGTTCTTTCCGGGTCTGGTGATGCAGCCGGTATCCCTTCCGTTGTTGTCGCTACGGCTGGCGCTGGAAACCAGATTTGCGGTGTTGTAACGAGCATCGTTCCTCTCGCCACCCATCTTGACAGGGTGTATCTTGACGGCGCTGATGCTGGTTATGTTAACGTTTGTTGTGACCCCGATGTTATTTACGAGGGTCAGGCTGATGCGTCTCTCACATATACCGACATTGGTAACAACACGAATATCGTTGCTACCAGCGCCGGAGATACGAGCGCACAGCTTTCCGGCATTGAGGTTGACGCTACTGTAGCCACAACCACCACATGCCAGTTAAAGATTATGGGATTTGCTCAGAGGGAAGACAACGCTATCGGTTCTGCCGATGTCAAAGTGCTTGTCAAAATCAATAACCACCAGTTCGCCAACACTACCGTTGGTGTCTAACTGATTTTGACAACATAAGGAGCAATGACAATGGCTGTTATTTCTACTGGTAGTTTCGCAGAACTTCTCTGGCCTAAACAAAACTGGGCCTTTAGTCAGTAATGATTAAAGATAATCTCCTTAATTGCTGGGAACTCTGACCGCTAACGGCGCAGACAATCAGCAGGGAAGCCGCATCATGGAAAACTACGGAATCATATACAAGATAACAAACCCTATAAACGGGAAATGTTATATTGGGCAAACAACGCAAGGCATAAAACAAAGACGTGCCGAGCATTATGCCCGTCTTGCTGGTGGCCGTAGAGACCATAAACTGTACCGTGCATTTACTAAATATGGAATTGAAAATTTCGTCTGGGAATTGATTGATACCGCGAGTTGCAAGGAATCTCTCGACACGAAGGAAAAATATTATATATCGTGTTATGGTTCTTATTATAGAGGTTACAATGCGACTGATGGCGGGTTTTCATTGTCAGAAGAAACTCGTAACAAAATAAGAGACAAAATGCTTGGAAGGAACATTACGTGGGGATGGAAGACGAGGGCAACGAGAATCGCAAGAAATAATTACGGGACTACCATAAACCCGTCTGGCGCTGATTCTCCTAATGCCAAACAATATATCGTCACTGAACCCGATGGAACCGAACATTTTGTTTGTGGGTTAAATGCGTGGTGCAAGGCGTGGACAAAAGAGAAATTATACACTGGAGCCTTGGTGTATTGTGCCAAGGGGGTCTATAAGACATCCAAGGGGTATAAATGTCGATACGCCGATGTGGAACCTTCAACGACTATCCCGAAAGGGAGTACACCGCAAGCGATGGCGGTGGAAATGGGAGACACCCCCACTGGGGTGAAGATATAGTCTGAACTGCATGGAAACATGTAGCTGCCTTCGGGCGGGGAAGACATAGCGAATCTTTCTGAACATAATTGGGTGTAAATGCGATTTATGGCAATGCTTATAAAGAGCATACTCCCGAATGGACGCAGATTTTCAAGAAATATACTTCCTCGAAAGCCTATGAGGAAGATGTCGGTTCCACTGGTTTCGGTCTTCTCTCCACCGTTGGTGAGGGCGAGTCCGTTTCCTATGACAAGGCCGAGCAGGGCTTTGTAAAACGTTATACCCACGTCAAGTACGGTCTTGGGTTTATCATCACTCAGGAAATGTTCGAAGACAATCAGTATCAGGGTGCTATGATTAATCGCCCGGAATCGCTCGCGTTCTCTGTTCATCAGACAATGGAGACTATCGCCGCGAACGTTCTCAACCGCGCGTTTACCTCCACATATACTGGTGCTGATGGAGTTGAACTTTGTTCCACGCTTCATCGGAACAAGTCTGGTGGCACATACTCGAACGAACTTGCTACCGCCGCCGACCTCTCCGAGTCTTCTCTCGAACAGATGGTCATCGACATCGGCAAGTATACGAACGACCGTGGACTCAAGATTCGTGTTGTTCCGCAGAAGCTCGTCGTTGCAGTTGACCTTGAGCATGAGGCTATTCGCATTCTCAAGTCTGCGCTCCAGAACGACACGGCCAACAATGCGATTAACGCGCTTCGCGCTAGTGGCTCGTTCCCCGGTGGTATCGTCGTCAACCATTATCTGACCGATGCCGATGCGTTCTTTGCCATCACCGACTGTCCTCACGGCCTAAAATACTTCGAGCGCAAGAAACCTACCTTTGCGATGGAAGATGATTGGGATACGGACAATGCAAAGTTTAAAGCCATCTTTAGAGGAGCGTGGGGTTGGACAGACCCGCGCGGCATACATGGGTCGCCGGGCGCTTAGTCCAAGTTGTTGTTAAATAACAACTTAACCACTTAACAATGGATACTGTCAATGCCACGTCCGCGTGATGGTGAAAACCAAAGTGATTTTGTAGCACGCGCCATACCGATGCTGAAGAAGGAAGGACATTCTCAGCTTGAGGCAGTTGGCAAGGCGCATGGCATGTGGGAGTATTATTCAAAGCAAAAGAAGCGTAAAAAATAACAATGGCTGGTGGCGCGATTACCCATGTCGCGCCACTGTCCGCACTAAAGGATGGTTATTAAATGGGACTCACGAATTATCCTAACGGCATTTCGAGTTTTGGCATTCCTGTGTTTGGCGGTGCTGTTCCTGCCACATTTGGGAATGTTTATTTCGTTGACTACCGCAATGGTAGTGACGGGAACACTGGCAAGTCCACTACAAAAGCCTTTAAGACGCTGACAAAGGCTTATGCAAGTGTTGCGTCGAACGGTAATGACCTTATTCTTATTGATGGCGACTCTGAAATCGTTGAAACTGCGATGGTTAGTATTACGTCAAACAGGGTACACACCATTGGGCTTAACGGTTTTCCTCCGGGGCTTGGCTATGGTGCTGGCGCTCGTGTTACGCAGGGAACAACCGGAGTTGCGTCTGACATTGCAACTATTCATAATACCGGAGTTCGCAACACGTTCACTGGGATTAAGTTTAGCAACTCAAGCGCGACCGCTACGTGTCTTTATACCGTTGCCGAGGGTGGCGAGTATACGCGGTATAACCACTGTGAGTTTTATAAGTCTGGTCTTTTAACTACCGACTTGACCGCAGAAGTTCTTTGTAATGGAGATTCTTCGCAGTGGTATGGCTGTACCTTCGGAGACCTTGTCAATGAGCGCGGTGCTTCCGGTAAAGAGCGTCCTAATGTTCTGTTGACGCGCGAGCTTATTACTGGAAAGGTTGCACGCGACTGCGCGTTTGTTGACTGTCTATTCCAGCAGAAAGCAGCCCATGTTGATGTGTGCTATTTTTACGGCCCTAACGCTAACGATGTCGAACGCAGGCTTCTCATTATCAGACCGGTGTTCTGGAACTGCGTGCTTGCCACTGCTGATCCTGCTGATTGCGTTAATTTCGGTGCCGCGCAGACTGCTGGTGATGTTCTTGTCGTTGACCCGGCGAGTATTAATAACTCGCATATTGGCGGAGCTTCGCTTAATATTTATGTTACTGGCGCCGTTCCTACTGAGGCCACGACCGGTGTCTCTGTCGAGTGTGCCACATAAGTTTGTTTTAATATAACAATAACAATTCCGGGGGGCACTCGCAGGGCCTCCCGGAATTGAAAGATAGAGGGGTTTATGCCGTTATATGTTTTTTCGTGTGATGAACATGGCGAGTTTGAGGTATTTCAGGACATGAATGAAGAGCATAATGCAAACTGTGGTGTGTGTGGTAAGGCTGCGAACAGGGTTTATTGCTCGCCACAGTTGAAGTGTCAAGACTCAAACTACGGGTACACGCAAGAGGAAATAGCTGATAATCTTGCGAAAGACGGAAAGATGGAAAAAGATTGGCGGAAATATTACGAGCGATAATGAACTGCCCAAAGGCAATGTCGCGTATCCCCACGGCATACAGGGCAGACAGTTTATTGGTAACAATGTCGAGATAAATTCAACTGCGTTTATCGACAACACTGGTGACTTACGAATAGGTAATGACGTAATAATATCAAGCGGTGCTGTGATTTATACGCACAAACATTATTTTCCAAAGAGCATGACGATAGCTAAGGCGCGTGATTTATACGGTGTAATACCTGTTGACTTGGAAATTGGTGATGACGTACTGATTGGCACGAGAAGCATAGTGATAGCGGTTCATAAGATAGCGAAAGGAACTGTGCTTGGTGCGGGGTCGGTGCTGACTAAAGACATAGAAAACGAATATGAGATATGGGCAGGTTCACCCGCAAAGCAGATTGGGGTTAGAGAGTGACGGATTACGGCAAGGGTATTATAGGGATTTTATCAGGAGAGTTGGGCAGGTATAGGGCATTTGACATTGCATTGATGGACGTTGAGAGACCAGCGGGAACACTGATAACGTATGGTGTCGGGCTTAACTTGGCGCAGAACAGTAATAATATTATCAGATATGCCGTAAACAAAGAACTTGACTGGGTGTGGTTGTTGGACGATGACCATGTGTTTCCACGAGACCTATTGATTAAGTTGCTTGAAAGAAACGTTGAGTTTGTAATGCCGTTGGCTGTGCAGAGAAAAGAGCCGTTTAATCCGGTGCTGCATAAGCCGATGAGTGAGGGTGGAAAAAGAAGCGGATATGAGAATCTGCATGGGAAGTCAGGACTGATTGACATTGGAGATTGGAGCACCGGCAAGGGGTGTGCGTTGATACGGACGAGCGTGTTTAAGAAGATACCGCCTCCGTGGTTTACATTAGGACAAATAGACCCCGAACTTACGTCTCCTGATACTCACTTTTGTCAGAAGATGCACGCGGCTGGAATACCGATTTATGTGGACTTGGATAATGTAACTGGTCACATCGCACAGTTTGCTGTGTGGCCGGATAAAGATGCTAATAATCACTGGGGTTATAGGATACAAACAGTATACTGATAAAAAGGAAAAATCATGAGGCCAAAATCTATCACGTTAAGCGGGGCTGTACTCGACAGAAACGGCATATCGCTTGCCCAGACAACTGCTGGCGCAGCTAACCTTACGATAACAGGCGCGCTTGCGTCTGGCGGTGTTGCGACGCTTGACATACCGAGACATGTTGGAATCTATTCTGCCGGAGATATAAGTTCTATCACGTTCACTGTTACTGGAACTGACAGGACTGGCGCGACAATTACCGAGACTATTACTGGTGTAAACGCTACAACGGTCAATGGCAATAAAAACTTCAAGACCGTTACTCGGGTTGCCGCGAGTGCTGCTGTAGGAACCAATGTCGAGGTTGGCACAACGAACGAATTTGACAGTCAAGTTATTCCGGTTAATCATCGTGCGCCTTCGATTAGCTATTCATGCAATCCTACGGTGGCTGGTGCGTTCACGTATGAAGTGAAGTACACGCTCGATAACCCGTGGGGGTCTGGATTCGATGAGTCTACCGCGACATGGCTTGAGGATTTAGGGCCTAAGACGCCTTCGAGTTCTACTGATTATGAGGCGTCGGCATCAGCGGGGCCGATACGTGCGTTGCGCGTTGAGATTACAGGCTGGACAAATGCAAGTGACGCGCTTGAACTGACCGTTGTTGAGGCTGGTGTCTAATGGCATATACTGGGTCAATATACGTCATGTGCGCCCTTTGTTCCCTTCGGTTCCACCGTAACGAATGCCGGTATAACTGGAAGGGACAGATTGTGTGCAATGACTGTTGGGAGCCACGGCATCCACAGGATTATGTGCGTCCCGTTCCAGACCATCAGCGTGCTCTTGACGCTCGCCCTGAAGGAACCGACAAGTTTCTTGACTATGGAGACAACACTGCGGATGAGTTGTAATTTATAATATGCATCTTACAAGATTGGCCTGATTATGTTGGCAATAATGGTAAATATCGCTGCGTGTATTGCTGCCATCGCTGCTATCTACGCGGCATTCTTGGCGATACGTGTTAATCGTAGTTGTTCTTCGGTATGTTCTTCTGCGCGCGAAGCAGTAGAGTCAGCCCGTGAGGTCGTGGCATTAATACGTTCTTCATCTTTACGTCGCTACCATTCATGATATGGGGTTAATATGAGACGATACTCATCTCTTAATGAAGCAATAAAGGCGCGCATTGCCGTATTGAAGTGGCAGCTTCGTGCGCGTCGATGCTTATTGGTAATCAATATATTGTTTGCGAAAGCCCGTTATCACTTTCTGTGCTTTAGGTATTATGGAAGGTTTGTACCGCCAGCGTAACAATTGTTATAATGAAAATGTATTATAGATAGAGAAGTGGAGAGGAACTATATGGAACTATAAACTTTATATATAAGGTGTGATTATGGCATACTCATCTTCGAGTGACTTCTCAATAACAAGAGACGACATTATCAAGACGGCGTTGCGCATAGTAAAGGCTTTGCCGCCAGATGATGACCCTACAGGTCTCAGTATATCAGTAACCCCCGCGATAACAAATGCCGCGACTATTCTCAATATGATGGTTAAGTCGTGGCAATCTGACGATATAGGCGTTTGGCTCAATAAAGAGTTGACGCTATTCCTCGATACCACTTCCGACAGTTACACACTTGGCACTGGCACAACTGACAATCTTATCTACACGTCTTCGCTTGTCGAAACCGCTCTTGGTGCTGACATGGACGAGACTGATACCGACCTAACCGTTGATTCCATAACTGGAATAAGCGATTCTGATATTATCGGAATACAACTTGACGATGGAACAATGCAATGGTCAACGGTGAACGGCACTCCAAGTGGGACAACGGTTGTAATTGACGACGCACTTGATGACGACGCCGCTGAAGACAATAAGGTGTTCGTCTATACAACCGAAACTATTCCGCGCCCTCTTGACATTATAGAAGCAAGACACCGCGATATTAACGGAAACGATATTGAACTATTTCTCGCCGGTCATCTTGACTATGCGCGATTTAACGATAAGGGTTCTACTGGAACGCCGCACTCTATATTCTACGATAAGCAGATTG